ATAGTAGCTTTATATTAAGATATGTTTACTGGCACAGGAACGCCATTACCTTGGTTAGCTAATTTACCAGGGCCTAGTAGACCTGGATCTGCATCAGATGTAAATCCGTTTACACCTATAGATAACTTATATTCTATGGAGTTTGACGGGGTTGGTTCTTATATTGACGCAGGTCTTCATCCACCTTTGACAAGCGCTAGAACGTTTACTATAATGTTTTGGATGAAAGCTAATAATCCTGGAGGAACTACTCAAAGGCTAGTTAATAGAAGAGCATCTAATAGTGATAGAATTGATTTTGCCGTAGGTAGTAATGAATTAGTTATTAATGTGTCATCTCTTGTAGTAGATCAAGGAACACAGTTTGGATTAGCAATTGGGCGTATAGATTTTTCAAGTACAGACTGGAATCATATCGCTGTTGTTTTTAATGGTAACTTCAACGTGCCTGGAGCTGCTCTTGTTAATGGAGCGCCAAACGCGGAAATGGTCGAGCAAAATAGAGGAAGAGTAAAAACATATATAAACGGAGTATTTACGCCTTTTAAAACTTATAACACTATGAGATTTCCACCTTATTTGCGTGCATTTATCAATAATACTTATATGGGTGTTATTCATGTAACAGGCGGACAAACTCCACTTCAAGGATACTTTGATGGTTATTTAGATGAAGTAGCTCTTTATACACAAACACTATCTGCTAAAACAATAGAAGATATAGTAGAAATTACAACTAACCAAACTGGTAAAGTAGCAGATTTAAATGATACACCTGAAGGCGCGCCCTTCGCTTGGTACAGAATGGGAGATTAACTATGGGAACTAACTATATTGCACCAACCTGGAGAATACCAGAGAATAAAAATAAAAATAAAACAAGTAATTACAGTATAGCTTTTAGACGTGGCGACGCAACTGGTACATCTATAATTTGTGATAAAAATGATTTAGGCCCATTAGTAAGTATAGAAAACTCGTATAGTATTAGTGCTTGGATAAAAATTGCAGCTGAAAATGTTAGCAGTGTTCAAGGTATAATATCAGCTGATGATCCTACCAGCGGTGGAAATGTTGGTTGGCTTTTATATAGGTATCAAACTCAATTAAGAATAGGAGCTGTTCAACAAGGTCAAACCACTAGATCAATTTTAAACACTCCTAATTTTTTTACACAACAAGATGAGAATCAATGGACTCACATATGTGTTACTAGTGATGGCACGACTAATTACTTTTTTAAAAATGGAGTTTTTGTAAGTAATGGTTCAATAGCAGCTGGTGGTCCAGCAGGTGTTAGGCCATTATCTTTATTTACAAATGGTAACGATATTAGAATAGGTAATACATTAGGTATAGGCGATAGGCGTTTTGCAGGTTTCATGTCTGATATAAGTATTTTTGATTATGATATAAGTAACAGTAATGCAAATGATGATAGCAATTTAGTTAACGTCATATATAATCAAACATTAACACCTGTGTCTCTTTCATCTCCAGCTATAGCTTTTTGGCCTTTAGGTGACGATTCTAACGTTAGTGAAAGTCTAACAGGTGGAGGTTATGCTAGAAAGCCTAGTTTTCCTAATATATCTTCTAATACTAATAACGTATTTGATTTTAGCGGAACTACATCGCCTGGCTTTATAATGATAGGTAATCAATTAAAAGCAGGTGGACTTAATGAACAGAGTAAAACTGGCGTGCAGAAATTTAGCGTTTCACTTTGGTTTTATTTACCTAATTATTCAGGATCAACTCCAGGAGCTCAAGGTTTATGGGGTTATAATTATGGCGATAATCAAGGAAGCGGATTTTTTATCTGGAAAAAAGCTACTAATTCAGGCGAGTTAATAATACAAATAGGTAAAAATGGATTAACAAGTAATTTTGCTCGTTTTGAAATACCAGCTACAGATGTACCGTTACAAAAGTGGCACCATATAGTAGCAGTATTTGATGGGTCTCAAAGTACTCAAACTGATAAATTAAAAGTTTATTTAAACGGATCTGTTGCTTCAGGAACATGGCAAAATCAAACTAATATTCCTAATTATCTTCCAAACGGTAGAAACTCACAGACAACTAGTACTACTAATGAGCTTATGAGAAATTTTTACTTAGGTAATTTAGAAATAAACACAGGTGGTGGTACTATTGGAAGTATAACAAATAGTTATCAATTAAAAGGCAAGCTAGCTAATGTTCAAATGTGGGGTGAGCTTCTTGGTCGTCCAAACGCTGCTTTATCAGCTGCTCAAGTTACTACACTATATAACAACGGCCATCCTTTAGAAACTACTCCACCACTATCTACTAATTTAACATTTTGGTCTAAGTTAAATCAAGATAGTAATTTTGATCAATTTAACTGGAATCACTTTCCAAAATCACAACCTCCTATTAGAGACTGGCAAATAGTAGATGCTAGAACTGAAATAAACGAAACGTTTGATTTTGGTAAAACAAGTCAAATAAGAAACTTTCAATTAGCTAATCAATTTAGCGCTGATGCATTTCAAAATGGTATAACAATATCTGCTTGGGTTAGAACACCTAGATCTTTTGGCACTTCACAGCAAAGAGGGCAAATTATATTTGGCAATAACCATCCTAATGTTCATAATGAAAGAGGATTTAACTTTCAACTTGATGGATTTTCTAATGCTGGAAGCACTACTGGTTTTAATGTTCCTGCTAATGATCCACTCAACTACTTCTTTTTTCCACAAACCGGACAAGGTTTATTGAACTTTATTACTAGATTAATAAATCCAACTACAGGTGTAGTTGCTGAAGGTGTAATGATTCAGCAAAATTTTGGAACTAGAGTAGATTCTAATGTAGCAGACGGAAGATGGCATCATGTTGTTTTTACTTGGGATAGTCAAGGATTTAGTGCAACTGGTAGAAAGATGAGATTATTTATTGATGGAAAATATGTTTCTGGTCCTGCTGGTTTTACTTTAGGTTCAGGTTTTCGTATAAATCCACCAGGTGGAGATTTTAAACCTTGTATAGGTTCAGGAGGATTTGGCGCTACAAATGGACCTACAACAGCTAATTTATTAAAACCTATAGGCGGTACTGATAGGATTGACTATAATCCGGGCAGTGGTACATTACAAGGCGAAAGAATAGTTAGATCTTCTGTAGCTAATGTTCAAATTTGGAATAAAGGTTTAAATCCTAGTAGTCAAAACGATTACGACTTAGGTCTACCTAGTACAGGCCGATCAGTGACAAGTGGACCTATACTTGAATTATTTAACAATGGTGTTCCAAGAGTATCTAATATACCAGAGTCTAGCAACTTAATACTATGGCATAAACTAGATAGATCAACTAGTACTTTCAATGCTAATTCAGCTAGATGGGTATGTACTGATTTATCTGGAAGCAACAATACAGCAACTGGTAATTTTAATATTAACCGCGATTTATTAATAAACAACTCTGTAGGATATTACAATGGTATGAGTAGAAACTTAACTTTAGATAATTTAAAGTTAGATAAAACTGCTATTTATAGATCAACTCCATTTAGCAATTATTCTATAGGCTTTAGAGATCCAAACCCAGGCGGTTCGGCTCAATCATTAAACGTATTAATTGGAAATGCTGCAGATATAACTATATCTTGTTTTATTTATATAAGATCTGCTAACACAGCAAATAAAGCACCTATAATAAATAATGCTTATTCTACTGGGGTGCAGTTACAATCTTATAAATTTCAAATAGAAGCATTAAATACTAATTCTCCTGAATTAAAGTTTTATGCAAGAAATCCAGTTGACACAAGCGCATATGCAATTGCAACTGCTGTTTTAGGCTCTGGTAATAATCCTAGTCTTAGTTTAAATAGTTGGCACCATGTTGCAATAACAAAAGACAACGCTACAGTTAAACTATATTTTGATGGGAAAGAACTTACTAGTTCTAATAGTGGACCTGCTTTTCCAAATAACCTAAATAATCCAAATCCTAATTTAGATGAAATAGCAAGAAGTGATGGAGGTGAGCTTAATGGCAATTTAAGTCATTTATGTATTTGGTTCGATACGCTTACAGACGCAGAAATAAAAGAAGTTTATAACAATAATGTATCTCAAGATTTAACTAATTTTTTACCAGCTCCTAGGTATTGGTATCCTATGGATGAAAACTGGACTTACCAAAATCTCCAGCTCAACGGTAATTTAATTATTAGAAATGTATTCGATAGTGGAACAGGAAGTGATACTAATTTAAAAACACTTAATATGAGAAATGTTGATATTGAAGCAAAAGCACCTGGCTCATATGCTAATGCTGTAAGTGAAAATACTAACATTCAAGGCTTTTTACCAGACAATGGCGACTTGAGAGGAGATATGAAAGACTCTCTTTACAATGCTAAAAGTGTTGGGTTCGCTGATTATGGTAATCCAAGTGCTGGTGATGGAAGAGCTAGACCAGCTCCTTCAGGAAGATCAACACTTGTACCATAATGTAAAATAAGTAAATATATAGTAATTATAATTACTATGTATAATTAAATTAAATAAAATGAAAATAAAAGAAAACGAATTAAAAACAATTCAAGAACAACAAGAAAAGGTAAGTGATTACCTTAATAAAATAGGTTTTTTAGAAAGTCAAAAACACGCGCTATTACATGAATTAGCTGGTGTTAATAAAGAAATACAAGATTTTAAAGAATCACTTCAAAAAGAATATGGCGACGTAAATATAAGTATTGAAGATGGCACTTATACTAAAATAGAAGAAGATGTCGAGGGTGATAAGGAAAATTAGTATAGGATCTGATTATAAAAATGATGCTATGCATTATTCTTTAGGGCAAGAAGTTTATGGAGGTCATACTATATGTGATATAATTGGTAATGATACAGACGGCGAATATTTAATATATATTAAAAAAAATAACGAAGTATTACCATGGAAAAAATTTAATCGCAATATGGCTATAGCTGTTGAGTTTGATTTAAATTATTCATGAAGAGTTTATATAGATTTATAGTAAAACCTTTAATTAATAGATATGACAATATACGACAAATTAATGATAAGCAACTTATTATTAATACTAGTATTGAAGATCATAGGTTTGTTAGTAAAAAAGCTGTAGTTGTTTCTACGCCTGCAGCTTTTAAAACTAATATAAATAAAGGAGACGAGGTTTATGTACATCATAATGTTTTTAGAAGATATTATGATATGAAAGGTGTTGAGAAAAACTCATCTACATTTTTTAAAGAAGATATGTATTTTGTTTCGCCAGAGCAAATATATATGTATAATTTAAAACCGCATTTAGATTATTGTTTTGTAAAGCCTCTGCATGAAACAAACGATCTAGTAAATAAAAAAGAAAAAGAGCATTTTGGTATACTAAAATACTCTAACAAGTCGTTAGAACGTTTAGGATTAAATCCTGGAGCACTTATAACATTTGCGCCATACTCAGAGTTTGAGTTTATTATAGAAGGCGAACGGCTTTATTGTATGAAATCAAATGATATAGTATTAACTCATGAGTACGAAGGAAACGAGAAAGAATATAATCCAAGCTGGGCGTAAAGCAGTTGATGAATTAATCAAAGTAGCTGAAGAGAAAATAATAACAGATACGTCAGATGATTTAGCAGCTGATCGTTTAAAAAATGCAGCGGCAACTAAAAAGCTTTGTATTATGGATGCATTTGAAATACTGCAGCGTATTGAAGAAGAACAAAATATTTTAGACGGCAAAGATAATACTAAACAAACTAAAACATTTAAAGGGTTTGCAGAAGGGAGAAGCAAGTGAGTTATAAGCAAACTTTATGGAAAGAAATTAAAGACGTTGTTAATCCTAAGATATTAGCTAAAAACAACAGATATAAAAAGTGGAAGTACGGATATAATGAAGATTACGACTTTATAGTAATAAGTAAAAATGGAACAATTGGACAAATCATCGAAATACAAAATCTCCGCATTGCTTTACCAGCAACAAATGAACCGTATAAACGAAGCAAAGATAAAACGCAACAATACTGGCAGCAGTTTGAGTACCCAAAAGAACTGCAAAGAATAAAAACAAGATTTGACTGGGAAGAACTTCCTTTAGATTTTAAAGAAAAATGGTATGATTACATTGATCAAGAATTTAAACGTAGAGAAGAAGGTTTTCATTTCTACAATAATGGCAGTGTTATATATATTACTGGTACTCATTACATGTACTTGCAGTGGTCAAAAATCGACGTTGGAGCCCCTGAGTTTAGAGAAGCAAATAGATTATTCTTTATATTCTGGGAAGCCTGTAAGGCAGATGATAGATGTTATGGAATGTGCTACCTTAAAAACAGACGGAGTGGATTTAGCTTCATGTCGAGCGCTGAACTTGTTAATCAAGCAACAATATCTTCCGATTCAAGATTCGGCATATTATCCAAGTCTGGTGCTGATGCAAAGAAAATGTTCACCGATAAAGTTGTACCCATATCAGTTAACTACCCGTTCTTTTTTAAACCCATTCAAGATGGTATGGACAGGCCAAAAACTGAACTGGCATATCGTGTTCCGGCCGCGAAGCTTACTCGTAGAAAGCTCCAAGAGAATATTAAGGAATTAGAAATAGAAGGACTTGATACTACTATTGACTGGAAAAACACAGGAGACAACTCTTATGATGGTGAAAAGCTAAAACTACTAGCACACGATGAAAGTGGTAAATGGGAGCGACCTGATAATATATTAAACAACTGGAGAGTAACAAAAACTACATTACGTTTAGGATCAAGAATTGTAGGCAAATGTATGATGGGCTCAACGTCAAACTCATTAGATAAAGGTGGAGAAAATTTTAAAAAATTATACTACAATAGCGACGTTACAAAACGAAATAGAAACGGACAAACATCTTCTGGGCTCTATAGCTTGTTCATACCTATGGAGTGGAACTACGAAGGATTCATGGATACTTTCGGATCACCTGTCTTCACTAGAACAAAGAATACAGTCAAAGGAATTGATGGTCATGAAATTACAACAGGAGTTATTGAGCACTGGGAAAACGAAGTTGAAGGATTAAAAGGAGATCAAGATAGTTTAAACGAATACTATAGACAGTTTCCAAGAACAGAGCAACATGCATTTAGAGACGAAACTAAAAATAGCTTATTTAATTTAACTAAAATATACGAACAAATAGATTATAACGAAGAAACGCGTAATATTGCTAGCATAACAAGAGGTAGTTTTATGTGGCAATCAGGGCTTAAAGATACTAAAGTTGTATTTAACCCAAACAATGATGGTAGATTTTTAATATCTTGGGTTCCACCTAAAAACTTGCAAAACCGAGTGATTATAAAAAATGGAACAAAGTACCCTGGAAACGAGCATATTGGCGCGTTTGGTTGTGACTCTTACGATATATCAGGAACTGTGGATGGCAAAGGATCTAATGGTGCACTTCATGGACTTACTAAGTTTTCAATGGAAGATGCTCCGCCTAATCACTTTTTTCTTGAGTACGTAGCAAGACCTCAAACAGCTGAGATATTTTTTGAAGACGTACTTATGGCTATGGTATTTTACGGTATGCCTATACTTGCTGAAAATAATAAACCAAGGTTGTTGTATCATATTAAAAGAAGAGGTTATAGAGGTTTTAGTATTAACCGCCCTGATAAAGTTTGGAATAAGTTATCACCTACAGAAAAAGAAATAGGTGGCATACCAAACACAAGTGAAGATATTAAGCAAGCACATGCTGCTGCTATTGAGAGTTATATAGAAGAGCATGTAGGTTTAATAGAGCGTGGATATGGCGATATGTATTTTCAAAAAACATTAGAAGACTGGGCGCAGTTTAATATTAACAATAGAACAAAGCATGATGCTTCTATTAGCTCTGGTTTAGCTATTATGGCTTGTAATAAAAATAGATATAGGCCTGTGCCAGAAAGGCATAAAAAAATTATTAATTTAGGTATTAAAAAATACGATAACACAGGTTATGTTTCAAAAATAAAGTAAATGAATATAATTCCAAACGCAAACACAACAAGTTCTTTTCCAAGTCAGGTAGTACCAGATGCAGAAAAAGCTACATATGATTACGGTTTACGCGTTGCAAGAGCTATAGAAGACGAGTGGTTCAGAAATGATAGAGGTCGTTATGATAGATTTAATACTAACTACAATAATTTTCATAGATTAAGATTATACGCTAGAGGCGAGCAGTCTGTACAAAAATATAAAGATGAATTATCTATTAATGGTGATTTATCATATCTTAATTTAGACTGGAAGCCTGTACCTGTTATACCTAAGTTTGTTGATATTGTTGTTAATGGTATGTCTCAAAGAAGCTATGAGATTAAAGCATACGCACAAGATCCTGAGTCTATAATGAAAAGAACTGCTTATGCAGAAGCTTTGCAAAGAGACATGATGCAGAAAGATGTTATAAATCAAATTAAACAAGTAACAGGTTTAGACGTATCAAAGTCTCAAGGTAAAGGTTTGGAGTTAGAAAACGAAGAAGACTTACAGCTTCATATGCAAATGAATTATAAAGAGTCTATTGAAATTGCAGAAGAAGAGGTAATTAATCAAGTTTTAGATTATAATAGATATGATTTAATAAGACGCAGGTTAAATTATGATTTAACAGTACTTGGCATAGCATGCGTTAAAACAAACTTTAATAAATCAAATGGCATAGAAATAGATTACGTAGATCCATCTAGTTTAGTTTATTCATATACTGATGATCCAAACTTTGAAGATTTATATTATGTCGGTGAAGTTAAGTCAATAAGTTTACCAGAACTTAAAAAACAGTTTCCAAATTTAACTACTAGTCAAATAGAAGAAATACAAAAGTATCCTGGTAATAATAATTATACTAGAAATTTTAACGGTCGCTATGATGATCAAACAGTGCAAGTGCTTTATTTTGAATATAAAACTTACACTAATCAAGTATTTAAAATAAAAGAAACTGCATCAGGCCTTGAAAAAACATTAGAAAAGCAAGATGTATTTTTAGAAGCACCTGAAACAGATAACTTTAAAAAAGCTTTTAGATCTATTGAAACATTATATAGAGGCGCTAAAATACTAGGCCATGAGATGATGTTAAACTGGACTATGTGTCCTAACATGACTAGGCCTAATTCTGATACTACTAGAGTAAATATGAATTACAATATAGTAGCGCCTAGGTTGTACAAAGGTCGTATAGAATCAATTGTAAGCAGAATAACTGGCTTTGCTGATATGATACAGCTTACACATTTAAAACTACAGCAAGTAATGTCTAGGATGGTGCCTGATGGCGTATTCGTAGATGTAGATGGTTTAGCTGAAGTAGACCTTGGCAACGGCACAAACTATAATCCAGCCGAAGCTATAAATATGTATTTCCAAACTGGTAGTATAGTAGGTCGTTCTTTCACACAAGATGGTGGCCCTAATCCTGGCAAAGTGCCAATACAAGAACTTCAAACTTCTAATGGCTTAGGTAAAATACAAAGTTTAATACAGACTTATCAATATTACTTGCAAATGATAAGAGATGTGACCGGATTAAATGAAGCGAGAGATGGTAGTACTCAAGATAAATATGCGTTAGTTGGATTACAAAAACTAGCAGCTGCAAATAGTAATACAGCAACAAGGCATATACTTCAATCTAGTTTATATTTAACATTGAAAACTTGTGAAAATATATCGCTAAGAGCTGCAGATGCATTAATGTTTCCAATGACTAAGCAGTCATTAATGCAAAGTATATCAAGATATAATGTAGGCACATTAGAAGAGTTATCAAAATTAAGTATACATGATTTTGGTATATTTTTAGAACTTGAGCCAGACGAAGAAGAAAAACAACTACTGGAACAAAATATACAAATAGCTTTACAAGCCGGGCAAATAGATTTAGAAGATGTAATAGATATTAGAGAGGTTAACAACTTAAAGTTAGCTAATCAAATGTTAAAAAAGCGTAGAAAAGATAAAGCAGCTAGAGACCAGCAAGCGCAACAAGCTAATATACAAGCTCAAGCACAAGCAAACGCACAAGCAACTGAAGCTGCAGCATTAGCAGAAACGCAAAAGCAACAAGTATTAACTGAGCAAAAAATGCAACTTGAAAAAGCTAAATCTGATTTTGAAATACAAAAAATGGAAAGAGAAGCTCAAGTTAAGCAACAGCTTATGGAGTTAGAGTTTAATTATAACATGCAATTAACTAGAGCACAAGGCCAAGTTAAAATACAAGAAGATAAATTTAAAGAAGATCGAAAAGACGAAAGAACTAAAATACAAGCTACACAACAAAGTGAGCTCATAGATCAAAGAAAAAATGATTCATTACCTAAAAACTTTGAGTCAGCAGGTAATGATTCATTAGGTGGCTTTGGTTTAGAACAATTTACACCTAGATAATTATTAACTATTATATTATATTATGTCAGAAGAAGTAAAAGAAGAAGGATCTTTCAAGGTAAAGAAAAAACCTGGAAGACCTAGAAAACTTGTTTCACAAGATGAAACACTTAAAGTAAACTTAGATAAAAAAGAAGAAGATGCCGTTGAAGAGCAAGAGACAAATGAGGTACTTGTTCGCGACGGATCCGAAGTTAGCGAAGAAGTTCCTCAAGAAAACAACGAAAAAACAATTGAAGAACCTACCGGAGAAAGTAAAGAAAAAGAAGAAGAGGTAATTACTATAAGTGAAATTACTGAAGAAGAACAACAAACTGAAGAGCCAGTAGTAGAACAAACTACTGAACCTGTAGTAGAACAAAGACAACTTCCAGAAAATATAGAAAAGCTAGTGCAGTTTATGGAAGATACAGGTGGAACAGTTGAAGACTATGTTAGAATTAATGCTGATTATTCTAATGTAGATAATAATACTTTATTAAGAGAATATTACAGACAAACTCGTCCGCATTTAGATTATGAAGAAATTAAATTTTTAATGGAAGATAATTTTAATTATGATGAAGACGTCGATGAAGAGCGAGCTATAAGAAAAAAGAAGCTTGCTTATAAAGAAGAAATTGCTAAAGCCAAAAACTTTTTGGAAGGACTAAAGAGTAAATATTACAAGGAAATCAAGTTGAGACCTGGTATTACTCAAGACCAACAAAGAGCAATGGACTTTTTCAATAGATACAACGAAGAACAGAAAATGGTTCAAGAGCAACATGGAAGGTTTAAACAAAGAACCGACAACTTTTTCAACAAAGAATTTAAAGGTTTTAATTTTGATGTTGGAGAAAAGAAGTTTAGGTTTAAAGTTGCTAATACCACAAATGTAGCTAAAAACCAATCTGACTTAACTAATCTTGTTGGGAAGTTCCTAGATAATAAAGGGGAAGTCAAAGATTATGCTGGTTATCATAAAGCCATTTATGCTGCTGAAAACGCTGATACTATAGCTAGTCATTTTTACGAGCAAGGCAAGTCCGACGCTATTAAAGAAATGACTGCTAAATCTAAAAATATAACAGAAGACGCTAGGCAAACTGCTGCTAATGCTGGAGATGTTTTTATTAATGGGTTAAGAGTTAAAGCAATATCAGGAGCAAATAGTTCTAAGTTAAGAATAAAAACAAAAAAAATAACTTAAACTAAAATTATAAAATTATGAGTTTTGCGGCCGGAGGAGCTTTTCCTCCAACTTTAATTCCAGCTGCTAAAAAACAAGCTTTAGAAACAAATTATCTAAAGTTTAATGATGGCGCTGGAGCTGGAAACACTGATACTTTTGCTCAACAATACTTACCAGAATTGTATGAAGCAGAAGTTGAAAGATACGGAAACCGAACTTTACAAGGTTTCTTGAGAATGGTAGGCGCTGA